AGCTAGCACGTAAGTATGGATACGATGAGGCTACTATAGCTAAAAAACTAAAATGATGGCACTGACCACTAAAAATAAACCTTTTGTTTGTGAATATTGCGGACACGGATATACACAAGAAAAGACTTTGTTTGTACACGTTTGTGAACAAAAACGTAGAGCGTTGGCACGAACTGAACGACACGTAGTCTTAGGATTTGATACATTCCAAAGGTTTTATAAGCAGGCTCAACCAAATGGAAAGGAAAAGACATATGAAGATTTTTGTAAAAGCAGTTACTATAACGCTTTTGTTAAGTTTGGCAGTTTTGTTAGTAACGTCAATCCTCTCTATCCGGAACGATTCATTGACTGGACTGTACGAAGCGGTGTCAAACTGGATCACTGGTGCAGAGACGAACTCTACGAACAATACGTCCTCGACCTTGTTAAAAGAGAACCGGTCGAAGTCGCACTAGAGCGTGGCATTCAGCATATGGTAGAATGGGGCAAGAATAATAACGCACAGTGGAATCATTACTTCTTATATGTCAGCGTTAGCAGAGCCTGCTATGATATTAAAGATGGTAAAATCAGTCCGTGGCTAGTATTAAACAGCTCCAATGGAAAAGCATTATTACAAAAATTTGATGACGTTCAACTAGCCCACGTACAGAATATCATTGATCCTCCATTCTGGGTCAGTAAGTTTAAAAAGATGCCAGCAGATGTACGTTTAGTTAAAGAAGTAATAAAAGAGAGCAATATATAATGCCAGATATTGATATTGACTTTGCTGATAGAACTTTAATACTTGATAAAATTGAACACGTTACTGCAACACTAGATGGAACTTTTAAAAAGCACAATACTGGTGTATATTGTACTAGAATTCCATTTAATCCATTAACCGGACTTGCTAGTATAAATTATGAGGAAGCAGAAGAAAGAGGCTATTTTAAAATAGACTTTCTTAATGTAAACATATACTCGGGTGTTCGAAATGAAGAACACCTAATAAAATTAATGGAGACAGAACCACTATGGGACCTACTGGAACAGGACGATTTTACAAATCTGTTGTTTCACGTGAACGGACACGGGAACGTGCTGAGGCAGATGAAACCGAGAAAAGTAGAAGAGCTCGCGGCATGCTTGGCGGTCATTCGTCCAGCAAAGCGACACTTGCTAGGAAAGAGTTGGGAAGATATATTAAAAGAAGTATGGACGAAGCCAACGACTGACGACTACTACTTTAAGAAAGCTCACGCAGTTGCGTATGCGATGGCTATAGTTGTACAGATGAATTTAATAGTTGAAGGAATCAGCTACGAGTATTCTTAGATCTTTTTCTTAGGATTACGAACTAGCTGTATTGATTTGCGTTTGATACGTTTTTCTGCGATTTCGCTCAAATTAACACTTGGCCCAAACATTAAGGTTACATCCTTGCTATTAAATGTTTTTATATAAGGCCTAAACATAGTCATTTCTAGCTTTAAGAATATATTGATAGGAATCTTGCGATTGCTTTCCCACCACCAAACATCGCCTAGTTCTAGGAATGCTTGTTTTTCTATTTCCGAGCGTATAATGCTATAGTCGTAGATGCTTGTGACGTTATTGTCTAGGTTTAGGATGATTCCGATATATTCATCATCGTTGCATTTTATACAACTAATGAATGGAAAATTCTTCTGAAATTCTTGGTCTTTGTCGCTCTTATTGATCGCCATAAATACGTATATGTTAAAACTACCAGTCTATTTATATACCAACCGTTACCCCATATTACTAGATTTGGATGCAAATCAAGGAGTTCACACCGTTATGTATCAAAGAAATTTAATAATCCAGAAGGGCTTGAAAAACAACATTCAAATCCAAGTTAAGAACAGCGATCAGAAGCCTGTTCCAATCAACGGAATGATGTTTACGTTCAATATGTTTGACTCGATCAACAACACTCAATTATTAAGCAAGAATCTACAGATATTAGACGACGGTGTGACGACTAGTACTGTTGGACTAGCTTTGTTGTCCATAACAGAAAGCGATACATTAGATTTAGCAGTATCTTCATACAGTTTTAGCGTAACGGCATTAGATTCAGATGGTGCATACACTCCCACTTACTCAAATACATATTACGGAATAGCTGGTACAGCAGAAGTTAGAAATGATGTAAATCCTGTATTGAAACCCTCAGTAGAAATTACAGATTTCCAGGTCTATAGAAATCCTAACCCAGATGCATTGAGATATGAATTCTACAGCGGAGACATTCCAGCTAACGCAGGTTTCAAAAGTAACGAAGGGTTACATACAGCCGCAGTTTATATGGATGGATTTTCTGGAACGTTAGAAATCCAAGTAAGTTTAGCCAATAGTCCTGCAAATCCAGGAAATGCCAACAACAATTTTATCAGCGTTCAAAATTTAGACTCTGGTGCAGTTAACAATGATTTTGTTACTGTCAACTCACTAAGCTATGACAACTTTACTGGCATCGATTATGTCAATTGGACAGGAAATTGGACCTATGTCCAGTTCAAATGGATTCCTATGCCGACTACTGAATTTGGTAATTTAAACAACTTTATCCCACCCGGTGGAATCAATAATCCATTGATCAATGAGCCATTCTATCCAACCGGAAAAATTGACAAGATCCTATATAGAAGCTAAAATAACTGTATGAACCTCATACAGGCAACTTTAACAGCGTCCTTACCTCCGAAGCGAAAGTCTACACCAAGCGGCTGGACTAGTTTCAATGCGCCTTGTTGCCATCACCGCGGAGAAAAGATAGATAAAAGAAAACGAGGTGGTATACTTACCAACGATGACGGTTTCCAATATCACTGTTTCAACTGTGGATTCAAAGCAGGATGGACTCCTGGAAAACTACTGAGCAAAAACACAAGAGACTTATTCAGATGGTTAGGTGTTAGTGACGAGGATGTCACTAGATGTGCTATGGAAGCACTCAAAAGTCGTGACGAGATACAACAAGCACCAGTTCCAAAAAACTTTGTGATAGAACCAAGAGAATTGCCTACGGGAGCAGTTCCTATGATGGAATTATTAGAAGCTGGTTGCACTGACACAGATTTTTTAGACGCTGTTGAATATATCTTGAGTAGGAAGATCGACCTTGACTGGTTTGATTTCTATTGGACAGATGAGCCTGGATTCAAAGACAGAGTTATTGTGCCTTTTTACCTAGAAGGTAAGGTTGTTGGCTATACAGGCAGAAAAATACGTGAAGGATCACCAAAATATCTAACCCATGTGAGTCCAGGATATGTCTTCAACGTAGACAATCAACATGACGATAGACAGTATGTAATAGTAGTCGAAGGACAGTTTGATGCTATTGCCATAGATGGGGTGGCGATAGGTCATAATGAGCCAAATGATGCTCAAATTGCCAGAATTAACCAACTAGGCAAGACAGTCATAGTCGTACCTGATCAAGACAAGCCCGGGGCAAAGATGATACAGACCGCACTCAAAGAAGGTTGGACTGTGAGTCTACCCGAGTGGGGAGAGGACATAAAAGACGTTGCCGATGCAGTGAAAAAATATGGTAGAATTTACACACTTTTCACGATTTTGCAGTACCGTGAGACAAACGAGATAAAAATTAAACTACTTAAAAAGAAACTAGAGAAAACAGATGGCTGACCAAATTACAAACTATACACACGACGTTCAAAAACTTTACATAGAAATGTTTATGAGCGATGCAGACACATTTATGCGTTGTGCAAACATATTTGACCCCGAAAATTTCGACAGAAAACTGCAGGAGTCCGCAAGTTTTATCAAAAAATATGTAGATGAATACAAGGTAATGCCAGAGCCGCAGATCGTCAATGCCAGCTGTGGAACAGACTTGAATCCGGCGGTGTTACCCAAAGAAAACTATGAATGGCTGATGAATGAATTTGAGAATTTTTCACGTCATAAGGGGCTAGAAAGAGCGATTTTGCAGTCAGCTGACTTACTTGAAAAGGGAGAGTACTTTCCAGTTGAAAAACTGATTAAGGATGCGATACAAATTAGTTTGAACAAGGATATGGGTACAAACTACTTTGAAGATCCAAGACAGCGACTAGAATCATTGAAGAACTCAAACGGTCAAATTTCGACAGGTTGGCCATCGATTGACAAGAAATTGTATGGTGGTTTTAACAGAGGTGAATTGAACATTTGGTGTGCGGCATCAGGTGGTGGTAAATCATTATTCCTTGCAAACTTAGGTTGTAACTGGGCAGTCAATGGTTTAAATGTTTTATATCTAACATTTGAGTTGGCAGAGAATTTAGTGGCTATGCGTATGGATAGTATGCTTACTGACATTCCAACACGTGAGATTTTTAAGAGTCTCGATGATGTTGAACTCAAGGTCAAGATGTTAGGTAAGAAGTCTGGTAGTGTACAAATCAAATATATGCCGAGTGGTAAGAACGCAAACGACATTAGAGCCTACTTGAAAGAATATCAGGTCAAAAAAGGATACGCTCCTGACGTAATTTTAATCGACTATTTAGATCTTATGATGCCAATGAGTGTCAAGGTTAGTCCAAGCGACTTGTTTGTCAAAGACAAATATGTGTCAGAAGAACTGCGTAACTTGGCGATGGAAACACAAGCCATCGTGTGTACTGCATCACAGTTGAATCGTTCAGCAGTTGAAGAAATTGAGTTTGACCACAGTCATATTTCAGGCGGCTTATCTAAGATTCAAACAGCTGATAACGTGATCGGTATTTTTACAAGTCGTGCTATGAAGGAACGTGGACGTTATCAAATCCAGTTTATGAAGACACGTAACAGTTCTGGTGTAGGTCAAAAGGTTGACTTAGAATTTGACGTAGATACTCTAAGGATTAAAGACTTGGGCGATGAGGATGAAGGATCCTTCAAGCCACAGGGTGCGACAATATATCAAAGTCTAAAGAAAACTTCAACAGTTATTGATCAAGGAACTGGGGAGATTAAAGATCCTAACGAAGGTGTTAGTGTTAGTAAGATCAAGACCAAAAATGGTCAAGCAGGAATCCATGCTATCTTGGCTGGATTGAATTCTGAGAAAGATTAAAACAGTTCAGCGACTTTGTTGCTGACACAGGCTTCGATACAGCGTTGCCATTGTTCATCGCCGGAGCCTGTTAATACTAGATCTTCAGTTGCTGGAGTAGTAAGCCATTGATGGTCTGGAGTCCAGGGTAATATTCCACTTTGTTCTCCATCTAGTTGTCCTGCTGACCATGCCGCAAGTCCTACTCCAATTCGCCACATTTCAGGACCTTCTTCTTGGCTAATTGCGGCCAACACACTCATCTCGCC